AGCCGCATTTCCGCATGGACTTTACCGGGGACATCGTTCCTCTCCGCTCCAGGGGTATTCTTGAGGACACCTGCAAGAAGTTCAACGTAAGGTATGATGCGGAGTCAAAGACTCTTCGTTTTCCTTATTACAACTCTGAAGGGCAGTTAATTGCCTTTAAAGCCAGGACTCCTGATAAGGACTTCCGGTGGTCAGGCAAGAATGAAGACCATCAACTGTTTGGTCAGCAGCTCTTTGGAGGGGCTAAAGGCAACAACAAAACCCTTGTTATCACGGAGGGCGAGCTGGATGCTTTAAGTGTCTGGCAGGCGCGTCCTAACTGGCCTGTGGTCAGCCTTGATAACGGGGCCAATGCTGCCAAAAAGTCTCTCCAACACCAGTATAAATTCATCGACAGATACGAGGAGATTGTTCTCTTCTTTGATAGCGATGAAGCTGGACAAAAGGCTGCTCAGGAATGTGCTCAGCTCTTTAATCATCAGAAGGTCTTTATTGCAAAGCTTTCTGAATACAAAGATGCTAACGAAGCAATCATTGCTAAGGATTCCGATGCAATCAGGCAAGCCTTCTGGCAAAAGAAGCCCTACTCACCAAAGACCGTCATCGACGGACGAGACCTCTTTGACCTGGCAATTAAGCCTTTACATGGTCGGGATGCTGACTGGCCTTTTAATAGTCTTGATGGCATCACCAGCGGGCTCCGTCTCGGTGAACTGGTTACGGTTACGGCTGGGTCTGGGGTAGGTAAGAGCACCTTCTGTGGTGAAGTAGCACAGTCTTTGGTTGACCAAGGACAAAAGGTAGGCTACATTGCCCTTGAGGAGAGCCTTCAACGCACAGCCCTTAGGTTGATGTCGGTCAAGGCAAACAAACCTCTTCACCTCAACAACGAGTTACCTCAGGATGACCTTAAGACAGCGTTTGATGCTTCGCTTGGTACGGGACAGGTATTTCTTCGTGACGGGTTCGGGTCAGTCGATCCTGAAGCCATACTTAGTGATTGCCGGTTCATGGCACAGGCCAAAGAGGTTCAATGGATTATCCTTGATCACCTTTCCATCCTGATGTCAGGGAACGAGTCGCACGATGAGCGTAAACTCATTGATGTGACCATGACAAAGCTGCGATCCTTTGTTGAGGAAACTGGAGTTGGTATGATTCTTATCAGCCACCTCAAGCGTCCACAAGGAGACAAGGGACACGAAGACGGCCAACAGGTTAGCCTTGGTCAACTGCGTGGTAGTCACAGTATTGTTCAACTTTCTGATATGGTTATTGCCCTTGAACGCAACCTTTCTTCTGGTCAGAACTTTGCTAACATCAGGGTTCTTAAAAACAGATTTAATGGTCAAACCGGAAAGGCTGGTACGATTGTTTATCAATCCGATACTGGTCGCATGATTGAAGACCTCACTGCTGAGTTTAATGACTCCAAAGCTTCCACCACTGCCACAAACTACGGAGATTTCTAGCCGTGTTATTTGTGCCTGCGGTTCTGACGCTTTCTTTTTCTCAGAGATGGACCCGAGTGGTTACTTCTGTGAAGAATGTGGGCGACCAGATCCTATTACGCAACGTACCCTTGACACGGAGGAACCAGGATACTGGGGACTATGAGACTTCTCTTTGACATTGAAACCAACGGTCTACCCCGACAGGGGATGGATTGTGTTCACTGTATCGTGACTAAAAATCTTGATACTGGTGAAGTTCTTCGTTACAATGATGTAGGTACACACGAGTCTGTTACTACTGGGGTCAACATCCTGGCAGAAGCAGAGGTCTTGATTGGCCACAACATTGTTGGGTTTGACATTCCAGCTATTCAACAGATCTACCCATTCTTTAAACCAAAAGGACGGTGTTATGATACGTTAATTCTTAGCCGATTGTTTCAACCACACATCCTGTCATTGGACTTTCGAAAGAAGCCCATTGGAATGCCAGGTAAACTCTATGGTCGCCACTCGTTGGAAGCCTGGGGGTATCGTCTTGGTGATTACAAGGGTGAGTTTGGAAAGACAAGTGACTGGTCTGAGTGGTCCCAAGAAATGGAGGATTATTGCGAGCAGGATGTTCACGTTGTTGAAACCTTGTTCAATGACATTTTCCGTAAACACTTAGCTAAATACAAAGATGCTGTTTGGCTTGAACATGATTTGGCTAAGATCATGGCACTTCAAGAAACAGCAGGATGGCCTTTTGATGTTGTAAAAGCCCAGAAGCTTGAATCCACTCTCCGAACAGAGATGGACAAACTTGCTGATCACATGCGAGAAACGTTCCCGTATGTTGATGGCGGAACCATGATTCCCAAGAGGAACAACAGCACTAAAGGTTATTTTGAGGGGGCAGGGTTTACAAAGCTCAAAGAGTTTAACCCAACAAGTCGGGACCACATTGGCTGGGCCTTCATGACCTGGCGTAATTGGAAGCCCGAAGTCTTTACCGACACTGGACGCCCGAAGATTGATGAAGGCGTTCTTCAAGCCATTGATACCACAGAAGCTAAAACCTTTGCCCGAATCCTCGAACTACAAAAAGCCCTCGGGCAGCTCAGTGATGGAGCAAACGCCTGGCTCAAGATGGTCACCCCTCAAGGGCGTATCCACCATGTTTGCCAACTTGCTACCAACACCGGGCGTAACGCGCACAGCAGACCAAATCTTGGGCAGACGAGTTCGGATCCTCGTTGTCGTGAATTATTTGGTCCTGGCAATGGTATGCGTCAGGTTGGTGCCGATGCTTCCGGCTTGGAGCTTCGTATGCTTGGCCACTATCTCGCTGAGTTTGATGGCGGTGCTTTCGCTGACGTTGTAGTCAACGGAGACATTCACCAACAGAATGCAGATCGAGTTGGGTGTACTCGCAAAGAAGTCAAAACCCTAACCTATGCATTTATCTATGGAGCCTCAGACAAGAAGATCGGCACCTCACTTGATAAGGCATTATCAGAGGAAGCTGCTAAGAAACTTGGAGCAAGTATCCGTAAGAAGTTCCTCAAAGCGATTCCGGGCCTTGACGATCTTCTTAAGTCTGTTGCCAATGAATCTGCTTCTGATGTATTGCGGGGGCTTGATGGGCGTCCAATACGTCTCCAAGGAAAGAAACATGCTGCCCTTAACTATCTCTTGCAATCAGCAGGGGCAATAGTTTGTAAGCGGTGGAATGTTATTGCCTTCAATCAAATAAATAGTCTTGGATACCAGTGGGGCATTGATTACCAGTGGCTCGGTTGGATCCATGATGAAATTCAACTCGCTGTTCAACCACACCTTGTCAATGACGCCAAGTTCCAACTCGAATGGTCCATCGTCCAAGCGGGCGAATACTACGACCTCAAAGTCCCCCTCGCCTCAGAGGCAAAAGAAGGGGCAACGTGGGCAGACTGTCACTGATCTTCACCTTCGAGTCGATGCTGATTTCTATGCTTACCGTGCTTGCCAATCGGCTGAAACAGAACTTGACTGGGGCGATGACCTCATCACTATCGCAAGTAACTTCAGAGTTGTTCTCGATATTTTCGAGCAAGAACTTACTAACCTGCGAAAACGATTTGACACCAATTACATTACTCTTTACTTCTCCGACAGTAACAATTTCCGTAAACTCGTCTGTCATGATTATAAGGGGAAGCGAACCAAACGAAAGCCTGTTGGTTACAAACGGTTGTTGGATTGGTGTGCCAAGCACTACAAAGTTGTTCGTTACAAGAACATAGAAGCAGACGACGCCCTTGGCTTGGAATGTCACCTAGACCCAAGCGATTTTATTCTTGTTTCTCCTGACAAGGACATGAAACAGATCAGCTGTAACCTCTTCAATGGGGATGAGCTGGTCCAAGTAACACCCGAAGAAGCTGACTACTGGTTCTGGACGCAATGTCTTACGGGCGACCCGGTGGATGGCTACAAAGGAGTGCCTGGTATTGGTGCCAAAGGTGCTCAAAAGATCCTTGCCAAAGCTGAGGATCCGTGGCAAGCTGTTCTTGCCTGCTATGAAAAGGCAGGTATGACTGAAGACGATGCCATCCGCAACGCTCGTCTCGCACGGATTCTCCGGCCTGGT